ATCTTTTACGTACGAATCCCAGTCTCTCTCATCTTCACTTTGCTTTAAATACTTAACCTTGCCAGCAAAAGGATTAGACTTAAATCTAGTCATAATAAGCTTACCCTGTTGGGTTCTCCAGCGTAACACTCCATTTTTGCAATCACAGTAATCTTCTGGGTGTGGATCTATCGATCCATTTGGATCATATCGTCCACTACATTTATTGCACTTAGTATATCTGCCCTTATCTTGGCATCGGTTACACGATGAGCAAAAGACCCAGCAGTCTTTTGTTGAAGGATTCTTGTAGAAATTTCCAGTTGTCATCACTGCTCCATTAAAACTTTTTCTAATTTTTCTTTTACAATTATAGATGTTTTTTTATTAAACTTAAAGGTAATTATCTTACTTCCATCCTTATAGGAAAGAAATACGTAAGACCCACCGTCTTTTGACTTAATTATATCATACAATTTATTTAAAGTTTTTTGATCAATCTGTGAATCAATATTTAAATAAATCGGTGTGCCTCCAGAAAAATTAGATAGATCTAGCTTTTCGCATGAGTTTAAAAGTATTTTTGAAATAATATTTTCATCTTCTCCCTCTTTAGCAATAGACCCAGTTACAGTTAACACTTCACCGTTTTGGAAAAAATCATCTTCATAATTCTTTGCTTCACGAGGAAAAACTATTATTTCTATATCAGAAGATATGTCTTGAAGATTAAATTTAAACATCTTCGCGCCTTTTTTAGTTATAATCTTTTTTGCTCCGGAGATAATTCCGCCTAAAGTAACTCGTGAACCAGCAGGAAGGTCTGCTAAATCAACTATTTCGTGGTTAACCTGCTTGCTTAATAAGTCCCAAACTCCATCTACTGGATTCTTTGATACGTATATGCCAAGTTCTTCTTTTTCTTTTTCTAAGATTCTTAATTCGGTTTGTCTACCAAAATCCTGATCAATTGTTTTGTGTATTAATTCATCTAGCGCACCAGCATTTGCCAAGTGTTCTATTGTAGATTTTTTTAGCACTGCAGAGTTTGTTCTGCGGAAAAAGTCATGCATGGAGACATACGGTTTATTATAATCTCTTGCAGAAAGAATTGCTTCAGAAACAGCGTAACCTATACCGTTTATAGCAGACAGGCCAAATATTATTGTTTTCTCATCTATGACGGCAAAGTCTTCTACTGATTTATTAATAGATGGACTAAGAACAGTTAGCCCTAGCTTTCTACAATCAGAAAGATAAAGCGCAAGCTTATCTTTATTACCAGTTACAGAAGACAGCAACGCTGCCATATATTCTGCAGTAAAATTCATTTTTAAGTAGGCTGTGATATATGAGATCATGGCATAACTAGCTGCATGGGCTCTGTTAAAACCATAACCACCAAAGTATTCAATATCTGAATAAATTTTATTTGCTTTTTCTTCAGAAATGTTTGACTTTGCAATACAGCCTTTGACAAACTTATCCCTAAAGAGAGCAATTTTGTCCATGAGCTTTTTGCCGATCACCTTACGTAGGTCATCAGCTTCCGCAGAACTAAAGCCAGCAAGTTCTCTAGCAACACCAAGTACGTCCTCTTGATATAGCATAATGCCAAGTGATGGACCTAATACTTTTTCTAGATTTGGATGGTCGTATTCAATGCTAGTGCGCGCATGCTTTCTTGATATGTATAGCTTATCCATACCAGAACCCATAGGGCCAGGTCTGTATAATGAAATCAATGCCATAATATCTTCTACTGTTTGCGGCTGCATTTGGACCATAAGTTCACGCATTCCGCTGGACTCTAACTGAAACACGCCAATTGCATTACCCTTGCAGAGTTCACTAAATGTTTTATAATCATTTAAAGGTATCTGATCAACATCTATATAAACGCCTCTTGTTTTTTCCACAAGCTTTATACAGTAATCAATAACACCAAGATTTCTTAAACCAAGAAAGTCAATTTTTAACAAACCACACTGTTCTACTCTTCCCATATCCCACTGAGTAATAACAGGGTTGTCTACACCCTTCTGCATGATCGGTAAATAATCTGTTAGTGGACCTCTAGATATAACAACACCAGCTGCATGCATACCAGTTTGTCTAATGAGACCCTCGAGACCAAAAGCGGTATTAATTATCTGCTTTGCGTCGTCGTCTTTTTTGTATAAATCAGAAAATTCTTGCACCTGCATACACTCTGAAAGAGTTTTTGATATTCCCAAAACTGGAGCTGGTACAAGTTTTGCAACCTTATCTCCACCAGCAAAATCATATGCTAATGCTCTAGCAGCGTCTCTAATTGATTGGCGTGCTCCAGTTTTATTGAATGTACATATATGTGCTACTCGGTCATTCCCATATTTATTTCTAGCGTAATTAATTACTTCATCCCTATGCCTATCGTCAAAGTCAAGATCAATATCTGGCATTGACTTTCTGCCTTCAACCAAAAATCTTTCGAATAGAAGGCCAAACTTTAGTGGATCTAGATTCGTAATTCCTAGAGCATAGGAAAGTATGCTGCCAGCAGCGGAACCTCTTCCCCAACCAACTCTAATTCCGTTAGACTTAGCCCATTGAACTAAATCAGAAACAACTAAGAAATATTCTGGGTAGCCCATTTCTTTAACAACACGCAGTTCATGATTAGCTCTATCCAATACATCTTGTGGTAATGGATTACCATACTTTTTCTTTAATCCATCCCAAGCTAACTCATCTAAATACTCATCTGTTTTTTTATTATCTGGAAGAGGAAAATGCGGAAAGTATAGTTCTCCAAATTTTAAGTTAACATCTACCATATCAGATATTTCCATGGTATTTTTTAACCATTCTTCTGAAAAAACTTCAGCCATTTCATCGTATGACTTTAGATAAAAATTATCTCCACTAAATGAGAAACGATTTTCTGTATTTATATTTGAGTTTGTTGATACACATAGCATTATGTCGTGGGCTCGTGCGTCCTCTTTGTGAACATAGTGACAGTCGCCTGTTGGTACAATCTTAGCGCCAATTGTTTTAGCTATTTTAATAAGATCTGATGTTATTTTTATCTGTTCACTTAAACCATGGTTTTGAATCTCAATAAAATAATTTTCTTTTCCAAGTATGTCTTGCATTTTTGCAGCAGTTGTTAAGGCAAAGTTGTAATCCCCTCTTAGCAACGCTTGAGCAATTTCGCCATTAAGACATCCAGACAATACTATAAGCCCGTCAGCATGTTGGGCTATAAGTTCATGATCTATTCTTGGCTTAACATAATAGCCTTCTAAATAAGATTTAGAAGAAAGTTTAATTAGATTATGATAACCAGCGTTATTTTTTGCCAAAACTGTTAGGTGATAAGGACCTCTTTGTTCCCATTCGTTTTTTGCTGGGCCCGATCTTTCCTCTTCGTCTCTGTCAAATCTAGATTTTCTTGCCTGATAAAACTCGGATCCAAGAATTGGTTTAACTCCACAAGCCGTACCAGCATCGTAGAAGTCTAGCCATGAATGTATGTTGCCATGGTCGGTAGTAGCTAAGCCAACCATGCCTAACGATTTTGCTTTTGTTAAATATTCTTCAACTTTGCCATGTCCGTCTAACATTGAGAAGACGGTATGATTATGGAGGTTAGTCCAATTTTTCAATTAATTCCTCTTTCCCTATTGGAGTTACCAAGGGACTGATCTCTCGTTTCTCTATAGGTAATAATCACAATGCCACCACAAAATTTACATGGTACTGATATACCAGCTTGAGCAAAAGCGCTTTTCTCCATATAGGCCATTGGTTGATCTGATTGACATTCGGAGCATACTCCGATCACGTCATCTGGATTTCTTATTGCCATTATTTTCCTCTTTCTTTATACTTTTATAAGCGTATCTTATTGGTGATGGTGAAGACTTTTCTGTAGTTTCAACATATTTATTCCCAATCTGAGCCCATTTATTTTTTCTTTCTAACTTGCATTCTCCACACCCAGCACCTACTGCATTTGCTCTGTCACATGTGAATGGTCTCCCGCCAGTACCCATCTGTCTTCTTTTAACCCAATCATTTATATGAGCTGATGATTTATCGAAAGAATAATCAGAGCAATTACTTAGTATATCATGTAGAAACTTTATAGAATCTTCAGTGTATGTAAGTATGGAACAAAGAAACAATCTTGCTTCGTGCTCAAGGAAATGTTCTTCTTCTGCTTGTTTTTTTAATCTGGCTACAGCACTGCAATTTTTTATAAAATATTCTAAAGGATTATCTTTTCTTTTTTCATCTTCCTCCATTTCATAGATATTCTCTCTATACCATTCATTTGCTGTATATGCAAATGTTTGATTAATAACTTCTAGTGCTTGAGGAGAAGATGAATATTTAATTATACTTTCTTGATCAGAATATATTAATTGATCATTGCCACAAGGATTTAATAGTGTTTTATATAAACCAGTCTGTTGATGCTTTGAACCAGGCAAGCGCCACATGCGTCTAAGATCGTAAACACTAAAATCAAGGCTAACTAAATCTAGATCTTTTTTTATTTTTGTTGCAATGTATCTAAATATTTTAGGTAGGGCGTTACTAGGGTTTATCCCTAGAGCTATGGGCTCACATTCAATGTGAAATCCTTTTTTACCAGTAAAATAAACTAAAACAGACTCTTTTGGAACAAAATTTATAAGGTATTCGTAGAGTTTTCTACATTCACTTAAAGCTATATTAAAATCACTATGGTCTAAATCAAAATATAGTGGTCCGAAGACGAGTTGCTTTTTCTAAATCATGCGAGTTATAGGCGAACACAGAAGTATAAATGCCTATATTGTTATTTTTTTGAGAGTATTCTTCTATCTGATTACTTTCAATTATCTTATTCTTTTCTCGGATAACTCTATCTAAAGAAGAAACATATCTTGCAACTTCGTAGTATTTCCATTCGGAAAGAAACTTACTTTCTGTATCTATTCTCATTTTATTAACGCTTTACCGACTGTCTTCTTTTAGATTAATAACTTTTATTTTATGATTAGCGAACTGTTCAGAATGAGTTCTGTAGTAAATAGACTCTTCTATATAATAATCTAGTTTTTGAACAATAGAATTTCTTTTTAAAAGAATATTTACTTCATCCATTTTTGCCTCAAGAAACAATATGATTATCTGTCCATCTAGATTCTATCACATTTTCTCCATCAACTATATGGTGAAGCTTTGAAGAAACATTGTCTGCCATATGCACAATCATGTCTAGATATGTAACTGGTATTGTTTCTGGTACCGGTGACCATGGCCCAAGGTGACATCTAACTAATCTTAGAATAGATTGTACTATTTCTTCAGATAAAAATAATGTAGAAGATTGAAGTTCTGAAGCATAATTTTTGTCTTCTTCCTGACACTTGCGTACGAATAGACCAACTGTATATGGATGCAGGGGGTCGTATAGATAACCACTCTGATCCGCTTTGGGAACTCCTTTTGTTATATCATGCAACAGCATGGCTGCTATAACTATATCTTTTTCTTCTTGCGGGAGTGCGTGAGAGTCACAAAGCACTTGCGCTACTCTCACAGATCTTTTTGTGTGCAAAACGTTACCGCCAACACCATGCTCATCCATGGGATGATGCTTGCCAGAAAAACTAGATGGTATTTCCCAAAATATATCTGCTTTAAAAAGAATAGATCTAACAAAAGATTTTATGTTTTCGTCTAAAATAAGATCTATTTCTTCAAGAAGAGGCTCTAATTTTTTATCCTCATCTTTTATTGATACGGCTTGAACTTCATCTAGCAATATTTGATCAAGAATACTATTGGGATCATTATTTTTTGGCATTTATCTGCTCCTTTTTGGACCAAGCTACCCATTTTGAACAGGGCTTATCATACGGACAAGATTTACAGTAAGCAGTTAATCCTCTTCTGGAGGGGAATACTGTTTCTTCACTAAGAGACTGACACCAATACTTTAAAGCTTCTATATCTTCTTGTTCTATTTTAAATTCTGTAAACTCTGGTTTTTGATTCAGTAGATCAAAATAACCAAACTTAGTTTTATTTATTTTTTCTGCGAATCTATTCATATATCCGATATTTATCACAGAAAAATCAACAATATATGTGTCTTCATATTTTAATTTATGATTAAAAAGCCATTTAACAACATATATTTTTCCGTTTTGAGAATAAATTAAATCAAACTTATCTTTAATTGCTACTGTAGTAGTTATCGGAGCAATAAACTCCTCATCAATCCCTATTGGGATTATGTCTTGAGCGCCAAAATTTTCTATTAGCTCCAATAAAACAGCAGCTGCTTTTGTAGTAAGACTCGCACTGTTGCCATACAATGTTTCGTGCTGTTCATGAATAATATCAAAAGGAGATGCTTCTTTAGGAAACCAAAGTTTCTCCCATCTATTCAATAGCGAAGCATACGACGGGGTTATTCCTGCCTGCTTCTTGTAAAAGAAATAGTGGACAATACTTTTAATAGTGCTTTCAAACTTGTTGGATAGTAATTGTCTACTGCCAATTGTTTCTGGCATTTTTTGCACATGCCTAAAATCATATAATCTTTCGCATGTTTGAAAATCTTTTAGTTGGGATATATTTAACTGTAACATTTTACCTACAATATATTTATACTTGTCATAAGCTCTTGCATATCTTCTGAGTTAACTATTTTAGCGTAAGACTCAGAAGTTATTGGTTCATACTCTACATATTTTTTATGTTGATCTACGTATTTTACAAGTGGAGAATTATATATGTACGTTGATCCTGTGATTCTATTTTTGGGAATCTGCAACTGCATGATATTTTCGTCTTCGGAATCATCACCACTAATAAGTTTTTTTTCTGTTATAAAAATTGTTACAGCACACTTTTGTTGAATTGATAATGAGCCACCAGTATCTGACTGCTGCACTACTTCTCTTCTTTCCTTCATTCTGTTAGCGTTTTCTTGCGCAGTAATGATCAAAACACAATTCATGTCTCTAGCTAGTTTTTCTAGTTTAACCATCATTTCTTCAAACTCACCCCATCTAGGTTTGCCCTTACCGCTAGACCTAGTAAACATAGACTGTATAGTATCAATAACTACAACGTCTGGGATTAGGTCTGAATGACCCATAATACTTCTTAACCATTTTTCTAAGTCTTCAAAATAAGGCGTATCTGGATCATGTCTAACCATAAATCTATCACCCCATTCATCTAACTTTTGCTGAAATTTAGACAAGCTTTCTTTTTTTTCTTGCTCTGACCAATTTGCTGCTTCTGCGTAAACATTTTTCTCAATTATTTGAGTCATCAAAACTCTTTCCCAGTGGGGGACTGCTTCTTCAAAGTTTACATACAGCACTCTATGCCCAGAGTCTGCCCAATGGTTTACTAAGCATTTAGCGAATGTGCTCTTGCCTTTTCCAGACGGAGCTATAATTGCGTGAACAGCCCCCTTAAAAAAACCGCCTTCATCAGTATAACCCATAGCTCTGTTTAAAGACTTGTATTGCGTTGGAAGAAAGCTTGGTATATCTAATAAAGACTCTGCTCTTTTTGCAATATCTTGTGCTGTAGTTACGTGATCTAATGGATTAAAGTTTAGTTCAACTTCAAGATTTTTAATCTCAGTAGTTATTTCAGAAATTCTTGCAATCTCTTTAGGACTTTTTTCTCCTTTTTGAGTGAGAATAAATTCAAGCTCCTGCAGAATGTTCAACTGCTTCTGTTTATTTGCCCTATGCTTTACTAGTTGAACTATTGATTCGTGATCTGAAACTTCTAAATTAAGAAGAATGTCAAACATTGTTTCAATGCCGACAGATCCACCAAGACCCGAATATATATCGGTTTCTGAATCAAGCCAAGATTTAAATGCAACTGGGTTTACCACATCTAACTTAGTTGCATGGTAGTAGGACAAGAGCGCTTTATAGAATTCATTGATTCCTATCTGATTGTTTATAGTCCCAACAATATCTTCTGGTAAATGTGTGTCAAAATATTCAATTGAACCAGGGTTAGTCAAAGCTAGTGCAAAGATTTGATATTCAATTGGATACTGAATTTTTTCAGTTACTATTTCTTCTTCCATTTTTTCTTTGCTCTTTCATTTTTTTATAATACTTTTTATTATTTTCTGCTCTAAGCTTTTTTGCTTTTTGATAAGTAGGATTTTCTTTTACACTTGGCTTCTTAAGTTTTTTTATTTCTTTACCTATATCATCTGGAGCTGATTTGATTGCGTCTAATATTCTACCATAGACATTTTCTTCCGAAATATTATCGTTGTATCTAAATACAACAAGTATGATTCCTTGTTCTTTACATAGTTCAATCTTTTTTTGGTCTCTTTTTTGAGCCTCTAAAAAATCTTCTTTTGTATCAAAAAACAAAGAGCTATACTTAAAGTGTTGCATGCCATGAAACTCTAACCCTAATTTATATTTAGGGCAGTAAACATCAAGCTTAAGTCTTTCGCCAATGTGAAATTCATTAACGATTTCAGTTCCTGGAAGAAGTTTTTTGACTACACTTGTTAAAACAGTTTGACCTTTTGACATCTTTCTTCTATGATCTTTAACCCAGTAAAGACCATATTTTTTTAATAGAATATTTAACTCCGCAATGCTAATGTCTAGTGTTCTAGCAATTTCTAAAAATGATTTTTCTGTTTCAAATAATAGATGAGTTAAAAACTGCTTATCAGAAATTTCATCCTTCTTATTTCTTTGAATCATTGTGCTTGACAAGGGCTTTAGCTGCGTTTAAAGTTCTGCCTAAATCAAATATTGACATCTGGCTATTATCCCATAGCTTAGGGGCTAAGGCAGCGCTAAGCATTGGGCAATCAAGGATGCACAGTTCTGAACCTACAGAACTATTAATGATTTGCTCAGTAATAGAATCTACCTTTGAGTAAAAGTCATTATATGGAACTTGTATGTAAGTTGAGTCTGTTGAAAAATATTTATTTATAAAAGACTCTTGCTGGAAAGAGACAACAACTGTTTTCGTATTTTTTACATACCAAGAAATAAATGTTTTAAACACATCATAATTACTGTTAATATAATGTTCTAAAAATCCTGGATCATAAACATCTTTCAAAGCAATTTCTGAAGCCTTTAGCTTTTGGGCTGAGGCGAAAACGAGATCATTTTGGATAGCCTTAATAAAATTGTTATCTTGTTTTTGAAGGCCGTCTAATATAAGTTTTGTAAAAGCTTTAGGTGGTTTTTTGTCACCCTTAACTTCTCCAATACAGGAAAGTATAGCTGATCTAGTATAAGTGGTAAAAGCAAATTTTTGTTTTGATTCAAAAAGATGTGATACTTTTTTAATTGTTTCTACGGCGTTGTAAGTTTTCATAGGCCAAAATTACCCCAGTTAATTAGTGTTGGATTAGGATCTATTATTGATTCAATGTGCTTGATATTATGAAACTCTCCTTTATCTAAATTCATATATCTCATATACTTATTTTGTTTATCGTCATCAAAAGTATAGCCTAGATGCTGAATGATTAGGCCTGAATTCAACCAGTAATTTCTTCTTCTTATATCTTCAATTACATATGTTGGTTCAGATCCACACGCTAGCTTTCTATCTAAAAACTTGCCATTTAATTTAAATCTAAAAATTCTTGAGCTGTTATTTGGCGCCCAAAGCTTGTCTACTCTGTATTGAGTTTTATTCCACATATGATAAAAACGAACATTAACAACATCAAATGGAGACTTAGATAAAACACTTTTTATATCCATATTATCTAGCTCATTGCTGTTATACAACATTTCGTCACAGTCTATTGCTATAACCCAGTCACCTTCTTTTGCGTGGTTTTCTAAATTAGACCAAGCAGTTGATCTTAAAAGACCTTCATTAACAGAAAATAATGGCTCGCTGTTTTTATATACAGAAGCGTAACCAGACGCTATTTCTGCTGTATTATCAGTTGAACAATCGTCTGTAAAAACAATATGATCAACTTGTGATTTAATTCTTTTTAGTACATCTTCTAAAAATCTGGAAGACTCATTTCTTCCAACCATTTGTGCAATTATCATTTGCTCTCCAATATGAGAAATAGCCAGGATCAACCCGAAGATTGACCCTGGCTTCTACTTATGCTGTTAACTTATTAATTTCTTTATGTGCCTGAACAGAAGAAATACGCTCAATATCAGTTGACTTAAAGAGTACCTCCCCAGTTGCGTTACGGCGACCAGCAGCAAGCTTCTCTGCTTCCTGCTTATTCTTGGCCTTAACAAGGAATGTATTTGTTACTGCAAAGTAGTTTAGTTTTAGATCGGACATTTATTTTCCTTCCGTTATTTTTTTGATGGGTATGTATGAGATATATATTCTACAGCTTCCTCTAGTGTATCTGCAAGTTTTGTAGCAAGAAATTTCAGATAAATTCTGTGTTGTAGATCTTGGTGAGCCCAAACTATAATAGGCTGATTATTTAAATGAGCCCATGTCATTTCAAAATCAGTTCCTATATAAGCTCTATACAATAGAGTGTACTCTACTAATAAAATATCGCAGCTTTTTTGAAGAAAAAGATTTTTGTCAACTATTTCTTTTGGTTCACAATCTTCTTCTTCCAAAGCGTAGTCCATAGGATTAACTGCTTTAAAGCCTCTTTGGTCTAAAAGTAAAGTAGCTTCATCTCTCCAGCTATACTTAAAATCAGAGTTCACATCTTCTATTGCACCTGATAAAAATACTCTTGTTTGCATTTTAGTCGTCGTCCTCTACACCTCTATCACCACATTGTGGGTTTTGAGGAATTGGTTTGGGGCACTCGCAGATATAAGATCTTATTCCTATGACAATCATACTGGCCAATAATACTCTAAATTATCTGGTTCGTCAAAATACTTTGAATAGTATTCATGATCTTTTCTTAACAGATTTGATCTATGCGATCTATGAAATTCGTCAAAACCAAACCAGGGTGGCATGACTACTGAAGAGCGGCTTCGTACCCTGTCCACATGCGTGTTACTGGATGATTACGCCAACCTTTTGATGGAGTGCGATCAAGAAGAATATTTAGAACTTGGAAAGTTTCTACTCGTTGCTTTCCAAGTCTACGATAATCTAATACCCGAACTGATTGATCAAAATCAGGATATGGAAGAAATGTCTGCATAAGAATATTGTATCACTTACGCTGATCTTCCATGACCATATGGGAACGCTGGGAGAGTAATGCCCTTTTCGTTATCATTATCTTTTTTGAATTCTTCAAAAGTTTTGTCACCTACACCAAAGTATGCTCTTGCAAGGCCAGAAGCAATGATGTCATCGTTGAGGCAGTTGCCTGCTTCATTCCATACTTTAGCAAGTACTCTTCCATACTTTTCGTTTTTGTCAATAATTGTTTCTATCTTAACCTTGTGGTTTGCTGACTTAAGCCATTGATCAGTAAACTCTTTTGCTGCTAAGCCCATCTTCTTTTCTTCAAGATTTGAAGTGCGGCTTTCGGGAGTATTGACTCCATACAAACGAACTCTGCCTTTTTTAAGGGTATCAAATCCAAGATCAATAATGATATCAAATGTATCACCATCAATTACTTTTTTAACTTCTGCATTATAAATCCACGGGTTTAATTTGTCTGACATATTTTTCCTTTGTTTGTATTAATTCATTATAGCACTTATTTTTTGACCAATCCACTTTGCCACTGGTGAAGCTACGCCATTACCACATTGTTTATATCTTTGTGCATTGGTTTGTCCTTCTGTCCAGTTGTCGGGCCAACCCATAAGGCGCTCACATTCAAGTGGTGTCATTCGGCGTATAGTTAAATCGTGCTGCACTGAGGGGGCTGATTGAGATGCTTTTAAAGTTGGTGACTGATTTTCAAACACGTTTGCATTGCTGCCAAATTTTGTATCAAATGACAACATTGGTTCTGTAATTAGTGTTTCGCTACCACCACGAAGATCTCCCCCATTAGAGCGCAGTGTGCCTACACCTTCTGTGTACTGCGCATAATTGTTGCTTCTAAAGCCTGTTGCAGTTTCGTTGGAAGCAGTTTGCTTCTTCTGTTCGCTCTTCTCAAAATCCCCTGGCAAGCTTTGGCTGACAGGTAGTATTGGGTCTGGACAGTTTCTGGCGATTGCAGGATCAAAGATAGCGATGACAAACACGCGTCTTCTTCGTTGGGGGACTCCGAAGTATTGCGCATCCAAGACTGCCCATTCAATGACCAACGCCCCTGCTTCAGCCATTTCATCGAGGATGACCCCGAAGTCAGCACCTTTGTTGGAAGTGATTGATCCTGCAACGTTTTCCCAAATAGAGACTCTTGGGTATTCATTATTAGTTTCCTTTCGTAGTTCTTTAATAATTCGTATTCCTTCATGGAATAAAGAAGATCTATCTCCCTCAAGACCTGCTCGTTTACCGGCAATACTAAGGTCTTGACACGGTGATCCCCACGCAATTATATCTGGTTTATTTCCATATTGGAGAATCTCTGTTGCGGTAAGGGTACTAATATCGCCCCATTTGGGTACATCTGGCCAATGGCGTTTAAGAACACTGTTAGCATTTTTGTCCCACTCACATTGATAAATAGTGGTCATGCCAGCCTGCTCTAGGCCTAAATCAAATCCACCTACTCCAGAAAACAAAGACAAAACATTTGCCTTGCTCAACTTCTAGTCTCTTTCTATCCCTATAGCATCGCATGCTTTGCGGAAGATTGCTTGACTTGTTTTAAACTGTGCATCAGCGTGACTAAAACCTTCACCTGGTTTTGGAGAAGATGCATGCCAGCTATGACCAATGGAAACTGT